GCATGAAAAATGAATTAGAAAATGTTGACCTATTTAATATGTCGGTCGATGACGGAACACTAGACGTGTTCAACAAAACAGCAACAAATCAAGACGGTATCTATCGTCCAAAACTCTCGGACGCTAAAAACAAAAACAAAGGTTATAGATCTGTCGTTAGATTTCTCCCAAATTTACTTGAATCTGGAAAAATTGGTCATAGTGCAATTGAAAAACATTTACACTACGCTGATCTTAAAAATGAACCTAGTCTAGCTAACTACTATGACTGTGGTAAAAATTGGTCTGATAAATGCCCATTATATACAGTTTTTTGGAAACTTAAAAATTCTAAAAACCAAGCAGATGTGGAAAAATCAAATCTCATCAATCGTTCAACTAAGTATTACTCATATGTATTAATACTTGAAGACGATCAAAATCCAGATCTAGTTGGCAAAATTATGGTTTATTCTTATGGTTACACCATTAAAGAAAAAATAATCAGTGAGAAAAACGGCGACGTATCCGATCCTTGTAATGTATTTGATATTAGTAAAGGTAAAGATTTTGTTTTAATCATCAAAGAAAAAGGTGGTTTTGCAAATTATGAAGCTTCACAGTTTAAAGAAGTTTCTTCAGTTAAAATCTATGACGAAGCTAAGAGTAAATTCTTTTCAACACCTGTAGATGATGATGGTAAGATCTCAAACGTAAAAGCACAAGCTAAAGTTAAAGATTTCCTATTAAAAAGAGATATCACTTTAGAAGAGCATGCTCCAGTAAAATGGAACGAAGAAACTATCGGTAAAATTGATAATGTTTTAAATGTTTTAAATGGTACAGATATCACAAAAGCAGAAGTATGGTATAAACTCATAAGAGAATTTTAAACTAATTTCAAAAAATATTATATAAATATAGATTCAACTTTTGTATATTCCTCCACTTTTAAACATTCCCATGTTTTGTTGAGTGGAGGTTTTTTATTACCATTTTAAAAATTTAATATATAAAACAAAAACAACATTAATGAAAATTAAAGTTTTAAATGATGATTGTAAATCTATCGACTTATCAGTTTGTAGGTATGATTTACAATCACATAAAGAGGAGGACACTAAGAATGGCTATTATTGTGTTCAGGAGAAATATAAGATATGGTTTCAAGGGTCATTTGTTATCTTAAGTGATTTTATATTGGATTCAGATGATCTGCACATATACATTTATTTTGATGGGTGCGAAGATGGTCGATGTAAGAAATTGTATAATCCTTCTATAGAGATAAGAGACGAATATATCATCGTTGAGACTATTAAAAGTTATCAGTTTTAATGGGAACGTATATAGGAATTTGTTTTTGTGTTTGTATTTTTGTTTGTATTATCTAATATAGATACAGCAATAGTCTCAGGAGAAGTGACTTTTTTTATAAATGAAGAAAATTGTTATGTAAGGCGTCGCCAGTTTCAGGGTTAATCTCTAAGAGGTTATCTATATTTTTCCATATTATACCTAGTCCAAAATTTGAACCTCTTATATCTATTCTTCATCTTCTACTTGTTTGGATAGGAATTCGGTGGCTCTTTTAAATGTATTCCTTATTATCTTTGTGAATATATTTGTTCCCAACGTTTTATTAATATTCTCACCTATACTATACATCTCATGACTCATGATAGCAAATGCTGCTGCTTGTGCTATATATAAAGATAAACCAAAACAACTCATTGGTATTAGATACATCAATAAAACAAATAGAATATATAAACTTGTTTTAATAAATGTTCTTCTTAATTTTCTTGATTTTACTACAACTAATATATTATCTCGTTTCAGTCTATAATCTCTTATTACAGCTGTTATCATATCACTAGTACATACCGCAATAATGGCATATATTAAAATATAAATTGGTGCAAAAAATGATAATATAGATGCAAGTATAGTTGTAATTATTGACCATTTCATATGTGTAATTATTTTTTATTATTTCAAATACCACCCACCAGATAAGTAGGTTGACGATCTATCTGCATTTACATCAGTATCACAAACTAAATACAATGGGTATGTGGTTGAATTTGCAATTAAATATTTTCGTGTTCTTTCACCATAATATTCTGCTTTATTTAAATAATCTGCTCTCATAGAAAACATTAAATCTTTATCTATTGTTTCAGAATTATCACTTGTTTGTGTTACTATACCTTTATTTGTTATCTTTGAATATAATGAGTACATACTTTCATACAATGAGTAATATAGAATTAATGGTTGTAAAAATTCATCAATTAATGTTATATTAACAGCTGATATATAATCACTTTCTGTAACTCCAGTTGTATTTATTTTTAATGCATTTTGGTAATCTTCACATTGGTCTACTATTTCATTATATAAACTCGATCCTATAATATCTTGTAAATGAATATCTTGTGCTTCTAAAATGTGACTTATAATAAATGTAGATTCAACATTTTCCATAACATCACTTCTTTCTTTCACATAATTTTCACTAATTAAAACTACTTTTCTATTGTTTGACATTGCTTTATTTTATTTTTTAAATTATTGGACTTTCATCCTCTATCGTTTCATCTTCTATCGTTTTTTGTTCTACTTCTAATTCTTCATAACCGAATAATTCTCTAATTTCTGTAACGGTAAGGACTTTCTCAAGTAATGATTCTGAATATAACATAATAGAAGGACTTGAATTTTTAATTGTCAATTCTTCTAATCTATTTATCTCCATTATTTTATTTAAATGCTTAAGAATAAAGTTTTGTTCTTTAACAATATACTCATTGTAAAAAACTGCATTAGCTTCTATAATTTCTTTTGAACCACCCAATGAACCTGGTTGTTCTAATGCTGCAACTATACGAGGAATTGAATGGGCTACTACTACACTTTCTTTAGTAGCTTCTGTTAAAGCCTGATATTGTTTATCTAAATCACTCACTGCTAATTGTTCTATTGTTGGTGTTTCTTGTTGACCATCTAAAAAGAATATAGCTGGTGTTCCAGCATTAATAGAGCTTGAATATTTTTGTTCTAATGTTTCTACTATTGTATCTACTTCTTCTTCTGTTGGTGCTGGTCCTCTAAACATAATCATAACACCTGGATTAAAATTGTTTCTAATCGCTGAACTATGAAATTCACTTATATGATAAAGTGTATCTATATCCATTAAACCTCCAACATAACTTGGCATTGGGTAGTATGGTTGTGTACTTGAATATTGTTTAGCGTAAAGTAATTGTGGTTTATTCTTATTCTTTTCTTGTGAAAAAGTATTAAATAATTCTACATCATTATATCTAGTATACTTTTTCCAGTCATCATAATAAAAGAATGTATCTACAAAATTATCATCATTTACTTTACTACTTCTTATATTTTGAAAAGGCATATGATATAATTCTGCTATAGATTTCTTATCTCTTGACCATATAGTTTGTAAACTAAATCCACCAAATATTTCTAAATCATTAGCACATTTCTCTAGAATATCATCCATAGATTCTAATGGATTCACATTTTTAAGAAATTTATCTGTTTTTTTACTTTTACCTTCATATGTTAAGCCTTCACCCATTGTCATTTTAATCTTCTTATCTAAAATGGCTGTGTGTAATGATGATTTAACACTTAATTGTAATAATTCATTAGGAAATTGGTTAGCATCACCATATCTTACTATATCACTTCTTTTATCTACAATTATATCTGGTTGAATTTGTTCTGATAATTTTACGTATCTTACATTTATCTTACTTTTCTGTTCCATAATTTATTTTATTTTTAATTACCATATTGGAATATGTCATCATTATCTGTGCCTGTATATTTATATACTGGAATAACATCTGTTGCACCTATTACTTTAAAAAATCCTACTTCTATTTCTTCACTTAATTCATCTAAATTATAATAACATTGGTACATGTAATAACCATTATCTTTAAGATATATTTTTGATGTTGAATAATCTTGTTGTGTTAATCCTGTTAAAGTTAAAGTGAATTGGTTATATCTAGTGGTGTAATCTGATGTATCTGTTAAAGTGATACCAGTAAAAGTTTGTCTTGTTGTTATATTTTCTAATGACATTGTAAATCCAGATGTGGCTACTGTTGATCCAGAAATAGATACATCGTTTATGGCTTCTGATAAAGTTAGTGCTAAAATATTTGACTGGTTATTAAGTACATTTATCATCTTTTGGCTTTTCTTTTTTCTCTCTATTTATATATTAAAAATGTAAGTTTTGTTAATGTAAAAAAGCCCATTAAGAATTTAATGGGCTTTTAAAGGGAAAGATATGATTAATCTGTTATTAAACCAGATACTACTGATGCACTTACTTCTAACGCTGGATAAGGTTCGTCACCTTTAAACGTTAAGGTCCATCCATTAGTATCAGCTAATGCTGTACCTGAAGATGAATTACCTTCCATAAGTTCCATTCCTGCTTGAGGTCCTAGCATGAAATATTTTCCATTTCTATCTCTAACTATAATAATTAGAGTTGCTTGACCTAATAGTTTAACTTGGTTTCTTTTTGATGCTTCATTTTTAGAAAACAATAAAGTTACTGCGTGTTCATAACCAATATTGGTTGATGATGCTGATATATTATCGCCCCAGAAAGATGAACTTTTATTAGGAACGAAAGTGAATATAGTAAGTCCAGAAATTCCTGTTACGTTACCTTCTACTTCTGAATACCACTCTTCGGCTGTATAACCTGATGGGTAATTACCTATATAAGCTTCTACTATACCACCTGCATTGTCTTTACATCCTCTTGCTATTCCTTCTATTACTTGACATGCCATTTTTATTTTATTTTATTTTTATAAATCAGGGAGAATGAACTCCCTGAATTTAGATGGTATTATGCGTACATATTATGTACAACCTCATTAGGAAATGCTACTTGTGTACCAATTTTCCATGATGCTTGAAACCATATTAACTTAGTTACTGGGTCATTTACCCATTCAGCACTTGATAATTCACTGAACTCATCAACACCTATCCATAAGTTTTTGTCCCATGTTAAGAACATATAATTAGATGTACCTAATCCTGGCTCGGTTTTGATAGAAATTTCACCATTATGATTAAATAACCACATTTCATCTGTACCAAAATCAGCTGGTGTATCACTAAACTGGTTAGCTGCACTTCTATTTTGTTTGTACAAATCATATACATTTAAAGAACAATGTAATGTTAATTTTCCTCTTGCTTTCATAGCAGCTGTTCTATTAGATACAAAATCATTGATGATTTCGTCAATATTATCAACAGTAACGGTTGTTCCACCATAAGTTGTAAGTGTTTGTGTTGTTTCTCCTGAAATATTTTCAGCCCAACCATCAATTCTTCCAGATGTACCTAACCAGATATCACTATCTAACATCCTTTTAATCTCATTAACGTGAGCCATAGTCATTGCTTCATCTAATTGTGGAGCAAATTCATTTATTCTTGAACCTGGTAATAGAGGTAAGTTTTTAGCTTGTAAATTTTTAATACAATAAGAATTTGCAACTGCATAACTAGCTACTTCTAAATCTCTTTCTACAATAGTTGTTCCACTAACATTTGATAAACTACAAGCGTCTGTTTGAAAATATAGTGTAACATCTAAGATGTTTAAAGGTTGAGAATCTTTGATACCTCCTTGTATTGAATATCTTTTTAGATCTTCAGCAAGAACTGCTTCTTCGTAAAGTAATTCTGTTGCTTTGTTTGTATAGTCTGTGAGACTTGAAACTGTGAATGCCATAATTTTAATTTTTATTTTTTAATTTTTCAATTTATTCTAAACCCATTTCTATTCTTGCTTCTTTTTGTTGTGCCCTTATAGCACTTGCAAAAGATTTCTTAACCGGTTTTTCAGGGTTAATTGGTTTAGTGATAGGAAGAACTGATAGTTCTTCATTTTTAATTTTTAAAGAAGATAATTCTGCGTCTTTTTTAGATAATTCTGCGTCTTTTTTAGATAATTCTTCGTCCTTATTTACGATCTCTTCATCTTTTTTAATCATCTCTTCTTCTACTTCATCCATTAATCCTAGAACTTCTTCAATATTAGCAATTTTTTCAGCTAAAATTTTAACTTCTTCCTCTATAGTAGGCTCAGTTGACGGCTCTTCTTCGGCTGGAGTTTCTTCTTCTGTTGGAATTTCTTCTTCAGCGAGTTCGGTAGCGGCTTCTTGAGGCTCTTCATCTTGAATAACTGGTTCTGTAACTACATCTTCTAATGCAACTACTTCAGGAACTAATTCTTCTGGAGTGGCTTCTGTTTTAGAAAGCAATTCTTTGATTCTTGTTATGATGCTTTTTTGTTCTGTCATAATATTTATTCTTTCTTTTTATTTAATATGTATAGTTTGAGAAAAGTGTTAAGATTTATTATCATACTCTAACAGCATTCGTCTAATTTCATTAAGAATTTCCTCGTCCTCTATATTAATATTTTTGGAATATTTGTCAAATTTTGTAGTGAAAAAACCTTCAATAGAAAATCCCTTTACAAGACCTGTTTTTATGAAATCATTCCATATTGTTTTATTATTTATTTTAAGCGATACCATCCAAGTACCTTTATTTACTACATATCCTAATGAATTAGATTTATCATTTTTTGGATCTTCAACTAACCAACTTTCAATTAATGATACATCATTAATATTAGATTGGTGTTCCATAGTAACTGAATTATTTTTATTTTGAATAAGAAATTGTTCTGATATCTTTCTAACCGTTCCTTGTGAAAAATAAACATAATATTCTTCTTGATTATTAAAATCAAATCTGTAAATATTTTTATCTGGTATTAAGGCTGGACCAGTGATAATCATCTTTTCTTCATCTTCTACAGCAAATGTTAAATTCTGTTTTGGTTTAGAAAAGTACTGGAAATCAACCTCTATAGCGGGAAATTCCACTATAGAAATTGCTGTTACACCGTCAAAATCTATATTATCAATTGTTAATTCAAATATATTCTTTTCGTCTTCCATTAT